AGTTAATATCATCAACGACTATGCGCTAACCTTTTTGGTAGCCCAATCTAAAACTGAAAAAGGCAAACAGTTTAATCGTTGGTTACACACCGAAGTTTTACCAGCTATCCGTAAAACAGGAGGATATCAATTAAAACCTAAAACCCGATTAGAATTAGCAAGGGAACAACTGGTTTTAATAGAAGAAATCGATAGACAAGAAAAACTGTTAGAACTGCAAGCACCGAAAGTTGAAATAGCTAATGCTTTGATTGCTGACGCGAAGCTATTATCTATCTCAGAAGCCTTAGCGCATTACAGTATAAACAGAAAAGCTGGTTTTGAATTGCTAAAACTAAGTAAATGGATTTATAAAAAAGAGCAATACGACAATGTTAAGACCTCTATTTGGCTACCAACAGAACTGGCTAGGAAGAATGAGTGGTTAATCTTAAAACAACGTGTTGATCAGCAAAACATATTAAGACCTCAAGCGTTAGTGACAGCTTTGGGTTTAACAGAAATGCGCAAACTGTTTTATTAGTTTGCTTTTTATATAGAGGTTAAAAAATGAACCAAGAAGTTAATCAATACAGTAATGACCCCTCTTTTAAAGCCGTTGCACTTGGTTTAGACACCGAACGGTTTATAGCAGATAGCAAAATAGGTGTTTATTTGGTAGAAAGAGCCCATCAATGTCGGGTAAATGCCCTAGAACAGCTGGCCACCGCTAATCCAATCGATTCTGATGCTATAAGAGAGCTACAATGGGCTGCAAAAGTCCCTGATATGTTCCTTTTGTGGCTAGATGAGGCAATTTCTACAGGAACTGCGGCGGAAGAATCAATTAGAGTAGAAGATTCTTACGGAAGATAGCGGTTATGAAGGAGAAAAAGCTCACAGAAGAGGAGAATAGAAAAAGATCGGCTTTACAGTTGAGGGCAATTAACGAATGGAGGGCCACTTTAACAAAAGAAGAGCGACAAGAGCTTTATGCAAGGATGAAAGTCCAAAGACAAGAAAATATAAAGTCAAATGCCGAAAGAAACCGGCTTCTTGCCGTTATTGAAAACGCTAGAAAAGAAGCTGAAGCGGAATTAGCTTTGCGCCGTCAGCAAACTTCAAATCACCGAGCACAAAAGCGAATGTGGTCTTTGCAAGTCAAGCATCAGCTAGTAAGACGTAAAAATTACCGGTATAACAAAGAAAGGTGGATAGAATACAAGCTGGATATGCTAGATGACAGGGAAGAATGGGCTAGGTTAAGAAGATGGATGCGGGAAAGGAAGTTTGATAAGACACTTGCCCTTGATAGAGAACGTTTAGAGCAATTACTTGCAGAAGTAACCGGAACTACAGTTGCAGAAGGGCGTTTTTTCTCAGCTGCTATAGAAGGCGTAATCGCTAACGAGCTTAGAGACCTTAGAAAGTTTGAGATATATGGTGTTGGAACGTTAACACCAACGTTAAATAAAGGTAAATTTACAGTAACTTTTGAAATAGACCCTAAACTAATACCTAAAGAGGGTGACTTTAACCCATCTTATTTAGACGGTTTGGATAGATATAAAGATTACCCGTTAAAAAACTTGATATAAAGCACATAAGTAAAAAAGTTGACATTAAAAAGTAATAATGTTATCAATTATCCAACGTATAGCTGTAAGGCTAGACCTTTCCCAGAGCAGGATTTCTAACATGGCCGTAAAAAATAAAGTTCCACCAGTTGATGCTAACGCCCAAGCTCGTGACAGAGCCGGTAAAAAAGTAGCTGCTAAAAGAGGTGTTTCTGAGGATTTACCTAAAGAAATGCCAACAGAAGCAGAAGCACCGGCAGCAGAAGCAGAAGCAGAAGGTGGTATCGTTGCTGAAGCTGAAAAAGAAGTAGCGATGGTAAGTGAAGAAGCTAAAGAACCTGAAGGACAGCCAGAAGCTGAAGGCGAAACTGAAGGCGAAGCTGCTGCACCTGAAGCTGAACCTGAAGCTGCTGCACCAGAAGCTGAAGCTGAAGCGTATACACCCGAAGGCGAAGCTGCTGCACCTGAAGCTGAAAGCAAACCAACCGGTGAGTATGAACCACCTGAAGGCGCTGGCCATGAGGAATTGATTGACCAATATCACGAAGCACTAGCTTTTGGTGATCTTGATTCTGCTAAAACATTGTACAAACAGCTTCAAGAGCACCGATTCAAAGAAAACGCTCATAAAACGGTTTCTGATGCTCAAGCTGCTAAAGATGAACAAGAGTATTTAGATACTGCTAAAGAATTAGCTGCTCTTCATCCTGAACTGAATGTAGACGGTATTGAAGCAGACAAAGTATTAGCTTTAAAAGATATCTATTGGCAAAATGGTGATCGTGAAGCTGACGCTTTGCGTAAAGCAGTTGCTGATTTATATCCTGAAGGTTCAGCACCAACAACACCTGTTGAAGCACCGGTACCTGAAGAACCTGAAGCACCTGAAGAAATGCCAATGGCAGCTGAAGCAGCTCCTGAAGCAGCTCCTGAAGCAGCAAACGTTACTGAGATGCCCGGCATGGAAGAACGTAAAGCAAGAAAACGTAATATCCCGTCTATTCCTTCAGCGTCTGCTAAAGTAGCACCGCCAGAAGAAGCACCTCAAGCAACTCGCTCAAGTGCAATAGCGGATATGAAAGCAAGACGTAACCAAGCATAATATTTTTTTAACCTTTCGTCGAGAGGCGGAATAATCCCGTTCGGAAAGTTTAAAAAACCGAATGTAATAAGTAGGAGCAATACAAAATGGCTGGACAAATCTGGAGTGTGAGTGATGAAGGTGGATACATGTGGAGTCCTAACCTTTCACAATATCTGAGACTACAAAACCTTCCCGTAGTTAAATTTAGACAGTTGTGCGATGTTAAAGAAAGCGATGCTGATGGTCGTGATCTTTTAGGTAAACACCGTGGCGATACTTGGTCTTGGAACGTTTACACTAAACTGTCTCAAAAAGGCAGAGCGTTAGACGAAACAGAAAAAATGCCAACTAGCGGTTTCAAAATCGCTCAATACTCAGCTAAAATGAGTGAGTTCGGTAACTCTGTTGAATACACCGGCAAATTGGATGATTTATCTGAGCAACCAGTAAAAGAAGTTATCCGCAAAATCCTGAAATTGGATGTTGCTGAAACTATGGATATTGCAGCTTGGACTCAATTCAACCAAACTTTGTTGAAAGTATCTCCTTTATCAGGTAACAGCACTACTGCTATCGATCCTTTATCAGTTAATGGTACACCTAGCCAAACCAACAATGTTGCGTTCGGTAAAGGCCATGTAGAACCTATTTCTACAATGATGAAAGAACGTGGTATCCCAGCTTATGAAAACGGCGATTACATGGCTATTGCCAGACCATCTGCTTACATTCAGCTGAAATCTGATTTGGAAGGTATCCAAACTTACACTGAAACGGGTCTTGCTCAAATCAAGAACGGCGAAATCGGTCGTTACCGTGGTGTTCGTTTTATCGAACAAACTCACATTCCTGCTGGCGGCGCTGCTGACTCAACTACTTTCAACCCACAAACCGGTACAGCTGACGCATGGAATAATGCTAAATCTGATTGGATTTTCTTTATGGGTTCAGATACTGTTGCTGAAGGTGTTGCAATTCCTGAAGAAATCCGTGGTCAAATCCCTGGTGATTTCGGTAGAGAACGTGCTATCGCTTGGTATGCTTTGGAAGGTTTCGGTTTGAGCCATCCAGATGCTGCTAATGGTCGTATCGTTAAGTGGGATTCAGCTGCTTAATAAACAATAAGAATAGTACCTATTCTTCGGATAGGTACTATACTTTTGAATTGTAGAAAACAACGCTAACCCGGTAATGCAAATTTTTGGGTAACACAATGTTTACTATGTTATAGCACTTAACAGTCATTAGACTAAAGTGTACACAAATAGATAATTTAAGGATATTTAACATGGCATCATATGCAAATCCAAAAACCGTAACCTATACTAGAACTGTTGCCGGTGCAACAACTGCTACTTGGTCAATCTCTCCTCCATTAGGTTGCACTCAATTTCGTGTTGCTGGTATCAGTGCTTCTGTAACAACTGCTTTTGTCGGTACAACTACTCCTGCTAAACTAGGTGTTGGTGTTGCCGGTAACGTAAACGTAGCTGGTTTTATTAACTTCGGTACTGCTGCGGTACCTGCTCCTGTTGATTCAGCAGTCGGTTTTAGCAGCCAGTACATCAGAGGCACAAACCCTGTTTACGGTGCAGTTGATTTATCAGGTACTTCTAACACTATTTCTGGAACGCCTTCAGTTCCTGTTGTAGTTGGTCCAGCTTTGATCACTTTGACAGCTTCTACTGGCGGTACTCCAGCTGGCGCGGCTGTTGCTGAAATTACTTTAGACTGGTTCTAATACAACTAATATTAAATCTTTAAGGAGA